TCGGAATGGGAAAGATCCGCAACGAATGCTGAATTATTGGAATCCTTTATCGCTTAATACTCCAATTCCTACGCCCACTGGATGGAAGTTATTAGGCAATATTGAGATTGGCGATGAGGTTTTTGATGAGTCTGGGTGTATTTGTACTGTTACTAATGTAAGTCCTACGATGTACCAGAGAGATTGTTATGAAATAACCTTTGATGATGGGTCTTCTATTGTTGCAGATTCTGAGCATCGTTGGGCCGTACTTGAGCGAGGAAAACGAACTGCAAAAGGTATTCAGTGGCAGAGTAAAGTAGTTACAACAAGTGAACTTGATCCAAGTAATCATGTTATTAATGTAACTGAACCGCTTAATACTCCGGATCAAGATTTACCAATACATCCGTATTTGTTAGGCGTTTGGTTAGGGGATGGAGCATCAATTGAGCCTAATATTACACAAGGTGCTACAGATGCGGCAGAACTCTTTGAGTATATTAGACGTCTTGGTTTTGAGCTAGGGGATGAAAAACCTGGGATTAATGGCGCAATAAATAGAACTGTACTTGGAGTAAGGTCTAAGTTTACCGAGCTAAATTTACTAGGAAATAAGCACATTCCTTATCAGTACCTTCGCGGATCCTATGAGCAGCGGCTAGAATTACTTCAAGGTCTTATGGATACTGATGGTTCAATTAATGCTGTTAATGGGTCGTGCGAGTTTACTACAACAAATGCAAGTATTGCAAGCATGTTCTGTGAGTTACTTCGATCGCTTGGAATAAAGGCAAAGTATGTAATCCGAGATAGGAAAGAACAGAAATTTACTAAGCCAGACGGAACGTCTTACGTAAGTGAGACAAGCAAGGCTGCGCAATTCTATTTTACTACAAGACTTCCTGTATTTAAGTTATACCGAAAACTTAGATATATTGGTGCTAAAAAAGAACGTTCTTCAACTCGATCTAAGAGATTTGAAATTATATCTATTCTTCCAACTGAATCAGTTCCTGTAAAATGTATTACAGTAAATAGTAAAAACGCATTATTTTTGGCAGGAAAGAGTATGGTTCCTACACATAATTCAGTGGATACGGAAACCATTGCACTGCAGCCGAAGACTCCTTTTCTTGTGACTCCTGCGCAAATCGCAGGACATGAAAGCCAATGGAAGCTCGCACATAAGCAAAGTTTCCCTTATCTCCTTGTTAATCCTGATACAAAAGCTCCTGGTTGGCCGAAGCGAGAGGCTCCTCCGCAAGCGTCCAGTGCTTTCGTTACTAAGATTCAGCAAACAGATCAAGACATTCGTGATACAATCGGCCTTCAAAAGGCTGCTCTTGGTATGCAATCGAATGAGCGTTCTGGTGCGGCTATTCGGGAGCGTAAGATGGAGGGAGATGTTGGAACCTTCGCCTTCGCTGATAACCTCTCCAGATCAATCGAACATCTAGGCAGAGTGTTAATCGACCTTGCTCCTGGAATACTCGACACCAGACGCATCATTCGTTTAGGTCTTGATAACGGAGAGTTCGAGCATGTGGAAGTGAATGTTCCGACTGGGGAAAAGGATGAAATGACTGGAGAAGCAATCATAGGGAACAATATGCAGATTGGGACTTATGATATTGTTGTAACTGTTGGACCGAGCTTCACTACCCAACGTGCTGAGGCAAGGCAGTCTATGTCGGAATTCATTCAGTACGTACCGGATGTTGCTCCTCTTATTATCGACCTTTACGCTAAGAATATGGATTGGCCTGGTGCTGAAGAGTTTGCTGAGCGACTTGAATACCTTCTTCCCCCAGAGGTACGCGCTCAGAAAGCTGCAAAGGCAGCTCAGGGGCAAGGTGCCTCGGCAAGCCCTCCGACTGAGGCTCCTGCTCCGCAGAATGAACCGTCTCCCGAGGAGGCGTTGAATAGCGAGCTTGCAATGATTAAACTTCAGGAAGCAAAGATGAAGCTGGAGCAAGAGAAAGCTAAGCTCGCAGGACTTTTGTTAATAAATAAAGGTAAGATGGTTGAGTTAGGTATGGAAGCTGAGGGTGTAACTACAGATGACATTATTGGACCTGTTATTGAGCAGGACAAAGTGGCTAGTACGTCGAGCCCTGGTAGTGAGACAAGCACAGAAATTGGAACCGGCACAGAGACAGAGACCATGACGAACATTGCAAGCAACGCAAGTTCTTTTACAACTGCAGAAAGTGGTGTAAATGGAATGTCTAATGGGTTACAGCTTCAGCTTCCCGAAAATATGCTGCCAATGGAGGAGGGCATATGATTTTAACCCTTAACCCGCCAGTAGCGGAAACTACTGCTCAAGCTGAGGAGGCTTGCTTATGTTGACAACAATGGAGGATTTGAGAAAAGTAGAGATGTCGGAGGGAAATATCCTGAATGGCGTGGATAACGCTAGTCTGCGATCAGTGGATTCGACGAGTCCTGTCACAACGGGTGTTGACGAGGTTGGTGACGAAGAGTCTAAGGAAGGTAAAGAAGCTTCTGCGGAGGCGGCTGAGAAGAAACCTACTGAAGGTTCTGAAAAGGAAGCGAAAGAAACTACTGAGGGAGCCGATGAATCGGCAGAGGAAGGAACTGAAAAGAAAGAAGTAAAGACGAAAGATGCTATCCAGAAGCGGATAGATGAACTTACTCGCAAACGACGAACCGCTGAAAGGGAAAGAGATTACATTAGTCGTAAGCGCGAAGAGGAAGTTACCAAGCTCAAAGCGCGCATTGCTGAGCTGGAAGGAAAACTTCCCGAGAACGAGAAACCTAAGCGAGAGGATTTCACAGATGAAGAGGAATTCCACGAGGCTCTTACTGATTGGAAAGTTGAGCAGAAGCTTAGAGAACGCTTACCAGCGAAACCTGAGTCAGAAGATGATAGCAAAACCAAGACCGAGAACGAAGCTTTGGATTCTATACTTAGTGCTGGACAGGACAAGTACACAGACTTCAACGACCTCGTGCTGGAAAAGGATCTGGCAATAACACAGGAGATTGTTGATGCAATCCTGCAAACTGACTCACCCGAAACAGCTACGGAAATTTTCTACTACCTAGGAAAGAATCCTAGTGAAGCAGCTGAGTTGAGTAAGATGACACCTGCACAGATAGCTCGCGCAATAGGAAGAATTGAGGGTATTGTGGAATCGCAACCACGAGAGAAAGAAGAAAAGATGGAGAAGAAAGAAACAACTTCTGAGAAGAAGGAAACTAAACCTGAAAAGAAAACAAGTCAAGCTGCTGCGCCTATTAATCCTGTAAGAACGGAGGGACTTGTGGACAAAGATCCTTCGAAGATGAGTATGAAGGAATATAGAGCGTGGCGAGAAAGGAATAAATAGTAATGCCTTCAAATAATACTCTACTTACCCCTACCATTATTGCCAAGGAAGCTCTTATGCAGTTGGTCAATAGTATGGCGATGGGGAGGCATGTGCATACTGCCTATAAAAACGAATTTGTTAAGGTTGGGAATACGATCACCATTCGTAAGCCTAATAAGTTCCGTGCTACGAAAGCTCAGACGCGATCCAATTCGAACCTGTCGGAACCGAGTACCTCCATCACTATGTCAACTCAGGCACACGTTTCGTGGGCTTTCAGTTCGGTTGAGTTGACTCAGACGATTGAGGACTACAGTAAACGGTACGTTGCTCCGGCAGCGGCAGCATTGGCCAACCAGGTTGATGCAGACCTTTGCGCCCTGTATGTGAATGTTTGGAACTACGCAGGAACACCTGGAACTACGCCGAACACATTCTCCGCACTCGGTGATTGTCAACGGGTTCTGGATGATGAAGCAGCTCCGCAGGAAGGTCGTGTAGCTATTGTAAATCCGGCTGCAAACTGGGCCTTGGCTGATGGGTTGAAGGGTACTTTTGCTCCGCAGGTTGCCGCAGACATTATGACCAAAGGGTATCTCGGAACGATTGCAAATCTGTCCATTTACATGGATCAGAATGTAGTGCGGCATTTGACTGGTACGTTTGATACCAGCGCAACTCCTGTTCTGAATGCAAGTGAAACTACCGGCTCGACTACCATTTCAACTGATGGCTGGAATGCCAGTTCGAGTACGGTTAAAGCTGGTGATATCTTTACTGTCGATTCTGTCTACGGGGTTAATCCTATGTCGGGAGCGAGCACCGGTGTTCTGAAACGCTGGTTGTGTACGGAAGATACTACATCAGACAGCGGAGATATGGCAACGCTGGCGCTTTCACCTACAATTACGTATGCTTCTACAGATCCGTATACCAACTGTACGCGAATTCCCGCGAGCTCAAACATCATGCAGGATGCGGATGTTATGACCTTTGTCGGTACGGAGGCTACGTACTACCCGCAGAATCTGGTCTTCCATCCGAATGCCTTTGCATTGGTAACTGTTCCTATCGAACTTCCCTCGAATGTGTGGGGTGCAAGGGAAAGCGATCCGGAGATCGGCCTGAGTATCCGCGTTGTCAAGCAGTACGACATTGATGCGGATGAGGAAATTATTCGGCTTGACATTCTGTACGGTGTCAAAACTTTGTACCCAGAATTAGCTTGCAGGTTGTGGGGTTAGGAAAGGAGGTAACTTGACTTATGGCTTACCTCAGTAGAATATTTGAGAACGAGACGGAAACAGTTATCATTCCCAATCCCTTGACCTTTACCGGAGCTTGCTCCTTTACAGGCGGGGTTACGATTGAGGATGATTTCTGTCCCACTGCATCAGACGGGGCTGCACTTGGTAGCGCCACGCTGATGTGGAGTGACCTGTTTCTGGCAAGTGGTGGAGTTATTAACTGGAATAACGGAGACGTTACCATTACTCACTCCACAAACACGCTTGCTTTTGCCGGAGCATCGAGCGGATATACGCTTGATTCCCTGGTTACAATAACCTCTACCAACGCAAATGCTCTCGCAGTAGGTGCGAATGGTACTACGAATCCGGTTCTGAAGGTTAATGCCAGTACGTCGTCAGTGGCAACTGGTATCTCCATTACCGGAGCTGCTGCCGCTGGAGGAATCGCTGTTGCAGCGATTTCCAGTGGCACAAATGAAAACCTGACTATCGACGCAAAGGGATCGGGAACGATTACTCTTGGTGCGACTAGTACAGGTGCAGTACAGTTCTCCAGAAATGCCGTACCGACTTCAAGTGATGGGGCGGCTTTGGGAACTGGTACATTGATGTGGAGCGATTTGTTCCTCGCATCGGCTGGTGTTATCAACTTTAACAACGGAGATGTGACGATCACTCATGGGGAAAATACCCTGGCAATAGCTGGAGCCTCGAGTGGGATTGCTCTTAATAACCTTACTTCCGTTACCTCGACAGATGGAAGTGCTTTCACTGTCGGAGCAAACGGTTCTACCAATCCGGTACTGAAGATTGATGCAAGCACGGCAAGTGTTGCAACAGGTGTTTCTGTTACTGGCGCGGCTGCGGCAGGTGGAGTTGCGGTTGCCGTTATCTCGAGTGGAACCAATGAGAATCTGCTCATTGACGCCAAAGGCTCTGGTGTTATTCGCCTTGGTGCAACGAGTACTGGTGCAGTTGAGTTCTCCAGTGCGGCAGTTCCGACAACTACTGACGGAGTTGCTCTTGGCTCGACTTCCCTCATGTGGTCAGACCTGTTCTTGGCCAGTGGGGCAGTCATTAACTTCAACAATGGGGATGTTACACTGACTCATAAAATAGACTGTGTGACGTTCTCCAGTTCTATGGCTGATGCAAACATGTCAGATGGGTCCGGAATGTGGGAGGTTGATTGTACTCTTACAGGAACTACCACCGGTCATGCAGCTGCTGCTTCGGCCTGGGTTAATATTGGCTCAGGCGTTACTGCTGCGGCAGGGAATTATGTCTGTGCCAGAAACGATGGTGTGTATGAGGATGCTGGCGGAACGATTACTAACGCCAAGATCATCTTCGGCGCGAGAATGCAGAAGCAGTTGGGCGATACTGATGCACTTACTTTCCCTTGGTCGATCAATACCGGCAACGCTGGAATCACCGCGCTTATCGATTGCTCCGGAACTACAACTGCAGACTTGAGCGTGGTTGAAAATACTGGAAGCGATACCAATACTCTCGTGCCGTTTGCGAGAGATGGTAGCGCAACCAAGTATATCAAACTGTATGACCTTGCGTAGCATTAGCTGGCCTGGGGCGAGCCATAATCGCCCCTACTAAATAACTTTTGGAGGGCAAAATGAAAGTAGACTTTAGCAAAGAATTGATTGATTTGGATGGGAAGACAGTAGACTCGAGTGCAACGGATAAGACTCCTGCAACAGTTCGAAAAGTGGTTTGCGGAGCGTTGATTGCTTCGTATCCTGACGAAGCCAACCTCAATCCGGAGGAGAAAGTAAAGCGATGGAATCTGGCTTTGAGGGTACAGAAAGAGCTTGATCCCATTGACTTCAAGACGGATGAAATTGCGCTGATGAAGAAACTTGTCGGGAAGGCCTACGGTCCGATGATAGTTGGACAAGTGTGGGAAGTGCTGGAGAACGGTATTAGCGAGTAGCGTATTGATCCCAGACAAAAGTTCAAAAATCGACTTTTCTTAAACAATGAGGATTTAAAGCATGTTAGTATCGGAACTGATAGAAGCAAGCCTTAGGAAAATCGGTGGAATGAGCAGTGGGGAGACAATCGAAACCACTCGACAAGCAGAGGCATTAAGCGCGCTGAAGTCAATGCTTCGTGCATGGGGTGGAAAGAGTATTAACGTGTTCGCTACAGTTCACGAAGAAGTCTCCCTCGTTGCTGGTACTACTTCCTACTCATGGGGGTCGGGAGGAGATATAAGTACAGCCAGACCTACGAAGATAGTCCAGGCTTATTTAGTCAGTGGAACCTCGTCGAGTCCGGTGCAGATTCTGACCGAAGGTAAGTATGCGAGGATAGGAGATAAGACCATTACTGGTCCTCCGTCTTCTATTCTTTACAGACCTACATATCCGCTTGGTTTGCTTTATACAGTTCCGATTGCTGACTCAAGCTATACGTTGAATGTATTCAGTATTAAGTCCTTTACCGAATCTGGATCGTTTACTCTCGTTACAGACGAGATTGATTTTCCTCCCATGTATGAGGAGCCGATTATTTACAACCTTGCTATTCGCCTTGCTCCAGAGTATGGGCGCAATGTTTCAGCTGAGGTTGCAGAAATTGCAAAGACTTCGTATAATGATCTGGTCGCGTTAAACGCCTCCATGCAGGTTGAGTCGATTCCCTTAGCGGAGTTATTCCCTGCTGGTATTACAGGCTTTACTTTCGATATAAATGCAGGATAGAAATATGCTTACATCTGAAGAAAAAGAAGAAATTATACAAGAAGCGACGGAGCGAATGCTGTTGGCTATTCCAGAAGTCATTGGGAATCTCATGGCGAATCATGCTGCGTTGCATAAGATAAACAAGAAGTTTTATGCGGATCATCCTGAGTTTAGCAAAGACAAGGATGTTGTGCAGAGTGTGGTGGAAGTTACGGAGGGAACTAATCCTCTTCTTGATTACGAAGAGATTCTGAAAAAGTCCATACCGGAGATTCAGAAAAGAATCCAGATCAAGCGACAGCTTAATATGGATAAAGTACCTGGTACCATTCCTACAGACTTTAGCGCAGTTGACACTAACAATGGAGTTGTGTAATGTCGGATTTTACCTTTGTTATAGACTCTGAGCAGCTAGCAAAGGGATTGCGAAAGTCAAAGAGATCTCTTCGCAATACAGGATTTCTTATTGAATCCAAGGGTGCGGTTGGGCTTGACGGAGTGTTGTCCGCTATTGAAAACCTTTCGCGGATTGATACGTCTGTTATTACAGACTCGTTCCCCTTTCCACAGCTTTTTGTCTTTACCAACCTGATTATTGTATGCAGTTCAACTACAGTATATGAATGGAATGGAACTGCCCTTGTTTCGAAACTCTCTGTTACTGCAGGTGCAACATGGAAGGCACTTGATTTCTTTGATTATGTCTACCTAAGTAACGGTACTGTTGCAGTCATTCGGTCCGCAGAGACAGGAGTGTAT